TATGCTGTTAACGATAATTACAACGTTACGCTTGCCAAGAGAAACAAGACATCTGTCTGGTTCTCTGGAGCTTTTCGCTATCATCTTGCTACTGGCGACGATGTGTTTTCACGCATCGACCGTACAGGAGCAATTGCAGCGAAGTGGCTCGGCGCTCGGCTAGATGCTCGAGCGTTTTGGCAAGCAATGCCATGGTCCTGGTTCATCGATTGGTTCACCGACGTTGGCGCTATCGTAGATAACGCAAACGCCGCTGGCCTCGATGGCCAGGTGTTGCAGTATGGGTACTTGATGCGACATGACGTCGTATCAAAGACCTTTACAACCGAAAGCCAGGTCACTTATGACACTGGTCTGGGTCTCCCGATCCAGAACTTCGGTAACTTGGCTACTACTTTCGTTTCTGAACGAAAGCAAAGAGTCAAGGCAACTCCTTACGGATTCGGACTAAACCCCGAGTCCTTTTCAGCTCAGCAATGGGCTATACTCGCAGCTCTTGGTCTGACCAAGAGCCCTAACCGTCTATAGTAACGATAGGTTAGGGGCGGGGATTTGTGATCCCGCTAACTGCATTTTCTATCCAATTTAATATTAATTAAATAGAAAGAGTAATGCCATGGCATTTGCCGATCCTCAGAATGTCGGTTCCGATGTGCTTCCGCGCACCGGATTTGGTCCTTCGTCTGGCACTTTTAAGAGTGCAGACGGGACGAAGACGCTGACGATTTCGCATTCCTACGGGAAGCGTAACCGCCACATCTTCCGTCTCGACCTCAGCAAGATTGCTGCCGACCCGTTCGTCGCTGGCCAGAACAACACGGTTTCGATGAGCACTTATGTGCTTATCGATGTCCCTAAGCAGGGATTCACCGCTGCTGAACAGGCCACCGTCGTGAGCACGCTTCTTAGCGAGCTCACGAAGGGTACGAACGCCAAGCTCACCCAGTTTGTGGGTGGCGAGAACTGAGATGGAACGTATCTTCGATACGCTCCTAGGCGGGGCTATTTGCCTTTCTGGCCTTGCGTCCGTTGGAGTCATTGGAGTGTTCGCACTCCTTGGGCTCCGCGGCGGTAAGGCCAGCAGGCACTGAACCCTACGTGTAATGCATGGCTAATGGAAGCACTACCCCCTTATGAAGGAGGAGGCTTGAAAAGCCTTACGTTACTCGCAGAATTGATCCTCAATGATATTGGGGATCGAGTCGGCATAAGTACCCTTCTTGACAATAATACGGTCAAGAAGCGTATCGATGATGAAGGTGATTCGTTTTTGACGATCACCCTTGCAAAGTTCTCTAAAGACTTCGAAAGAGGTCTAGATAGAGGCTTTGTTGATCACGACCTTTTTAAAGGATTTTCCTTTAAAGGCAGGCTCCCCCGATTTCTCGGAGGTTTCTTTGATCTCATCTTCGATCGTGGTACTGGTGTCCTACTTTCAGAACCTTCTATCGATTCAATTTACTCTATACGCCAGTTTTCTGGCATGTGGAGCAAAATTGAACGCGACTGCACTCCCGAAAGGATTGCGGCCGCATTCGATGATTATTATGAAAGTGAAGCAGCTGTTAAGTTGTCCGACGCAACGCTCTTGCCTCAAGAAATTGAGGACTTTGAGCGTGTTGCACGGCTTTTGTATAAAGACCTCTTTTCAGAGCTGGATCGAAAGATCTACTCTGGCGAGGTTATACCGAAGCATGGTCCAGGTTCAACCGCTGATGGTACTCTTGGAAACAAGAAATATCATTGGTCTACTTGGACAGAGAGGCTGGAGTTTCTTTTTCCAGCGAGGGAGTTTCTTGCTTCCTCTTACTCTCTATCATTTGATCATGCACTTAACTGGCTCACCCCGGGACAGGAACCACCTGTTAAGGTAATTACTGTCCCTAAGACTCAGAAAACGCCTCGATTGATCGCCAAGGAACCTGTGCACATGCAGTATGTGCAGCAGGCTCTTTTGGAGGCCATCGTGGAAGGCTTCGAGAGGGATGACATCCTCTCGCGCTTTATCAGTTTTGATGATCAAGAACCTAATAGGTATCTTGCTCATGAGGGTTCCGTAGATGGTACCCTTGCAACGCTCGACTTGAGCGCTGCCTCTGACCGTGTTTCTAATCAGCTGGTCCTCCGAATGACTAGTCTGTGGCCCTCTTTGCAAGAGGGTTTGCAGGCTTGTCGTTCGCGAACGGCTGACGTAAATGGTGAGGTTATTCGCCTTGCCAAATACGCGTCTATGGGGTCGGCTCTTTGCTTTCCTGTGGAAGCCATGGTCTTTTTGACCTTGATTTTCATGGGATTAGAAAAGAAACTCGGACACCGGTTGACCATCAAGGACATTAAGTTCTTTGATGGCCAGGTACGTGTCTTTGGGGACGATATGATTGTCCCCATCGACTATGTGCAAGAGGTCATCACGACTTTGGAGCGCTTTGGGCTCTCCGTCAACCGTGACAAGTCTTTCTGGACAGGAAAGTTCAGAGAGTCTTGTGGTAAGGAGTATTACCGAGGCTATGACGTTTCAATCGTCAAGCTTCGTAGTGATATTCCCACCAGACCTACACACGTTCAGGAAGTCGTGTCTCTCAGTTCCTTTAGGAATCAGGCCCAAAGCCTGTCACTATTTGGAACTGTTGAAACCTTGGACAGATGGATTAGTAAGCTAATACCTTATCCATATGTTCTCGAGACTTCCCCAGTTGTTGGCCGTGTTCCTCTTGATGGCATCTATGATGTCACCCATTGGGACAAGAAACTCCATCGCCCCCTTGTCAGGGGTGTTAGAGTAGACGCTCGCCTACCAATCGACAGATTGGACAGCGGGCCGGCTCTCCTCAAGTTTTTCCTCAAGCGCGGCATTTTGCCGAGCGAAGAGGGACACTTGGAACGTGCAGGACGTCCCAGTACCGTCAGACTCAAGGCTGGAAGGTACCTTCCCTATTAATAGGGTTGGTAGGCCGTAAAGGGCCAACAGGGAGATAAATAATTTATTCATCTCTTGGGGGGTAACAACCCCCAAGGAGATGCATTTTTCAACTAAATAATTATTTATATTATTTTGTTGCGGTGC